CCTTTGTGCAATTATCCCGGAAAGTGTCTATTTCGTCACTCATGAAGGAGAGATGCGGGGTTACAACAACCGGGTTATGATTGAGCAGATTTTCGAGCCAAATGAGAAGGTTGTGCCCACTCCCAATGGCCCGGTAACTCTTCTGACCACCACCCAACCAGAGCAGGTGGCAAGCAAGTCCAAGGTGATCCGTGACGGATTCGGATTAAAGAAGGGGGATATCATCTGGCACATGCCCGGAACAGACATCCCTATCAAGAAAGATGGGGACTGGTATATCGACAAGGCGGATATTTTTGCCGTAAATGGCTTGGAGGTACTTGACCACTATGCCTTGGTAAAAGTTGACGGTATCGTAGTTGACGGAGCCTTCCGGGAAGATGCGTACATGCATGGAGGGCTGGTTGTTTTCACCAAAAAGAAAAACGGTCCCAGAAATGGGGTAGTATATAAGTCTGGACCTAACTCCATGGTAAAGCCCGGTGATCGCGTTTCTGTGGACTATGCGGTTCCGGATGTATTCATTGATGGGGAGAAATACAAGCTGTGCTATAACAAAAATGCAGAATCAATATTCTTCAAATGGGCCAGTTAAGCGAAATGATATTCCCTCCGGTAGAAAACATGCTGGAGGAGTACCCGATACTAACAAAGTTCCCTGAAACCAAGGATCTGGAAAACGATCAGCTTAAATACCTAAGTCTTTTTACGGACCCAAATTCAATCATAAGCCAAAAGATTCTTGACCAGAGAGTAGAGGATTGCCGAATTGAATCCGGATATAAAGGCGAGGTGGATAGCGATTGCATGCTGGATGCCATGACCAGGATGTTGTACCTGGCAGACGATCTCAGGTTCAACAGATGGGTTTCTCTTCGTATGGCGTACTCAAATATTCTTGAGCGGTTAAGAAAGCCTGTGGATGAGACTGAGATAACCGAGGACGGAAAAACGAAGCACCTTGATGAGGACAAAGTGATCCGGTCATATGCTATTTTCGGTAAGTGTTCTGAAATTTCAAAGGAAATGCAGACCGAGATCATTGAACTTGAGACATATCTATTCCCCAACTCAAAGGTGAAAAAGGACATTTTGGTAAATGTTGGCAGACACTCAGTTGAGAGCCTTATATGAATTATTACCGGAGATCATATGGGAGGGTAGCTAAAACCCGGGATATAGGGCTTGACCCTAAAGATCCTGATTATACCATAAATATCCCTGAACCTCCACGCGACAGGTCTGATATATACAACTTCAGAAAGAAAACCAGGGACCAAAAGTGGGAATGGGAGGACAAAGAGGCGAAATTTGAATCCCTGCCAGAGGCAGAAAAGACAGAATGGCTCCTTGAGGAGATCAGGAGAAGGAAAGAGGGGTTCTGGTTCTTCAATAACGGGGTCGCCACATGGATTACCGGACATCATTACTTCTATCTCCAGTACATGATCATGGAAGGGGGTATCCGCCCAAATTATCGGGACAGGGATACCAAATTCTTCTATGTATGGGACCTCTGTGAGAAGGATCCCAACTGTCAGGGACTTGTTTACGCCAAAATGCGCCGGGAGGGCGCTACCACCAAAGCAGCAAGTATCATCATCAATACGATGACAATGGTACGTAATTGCAACGCTGGGATACAGTCTCAGACAATGGCTGATGCCAGCAAGTTCTTTGACCGGGTTGTGGATGCCTATTTCGACCTTCCCCAGTACTTCAGACCCCAGACATCCGGCAGTACCAGGCCAAAAACAAAGCTGGAAATGTTTGAGCCCAGCCAGATGATCACCTATAAAAACAAGGATCATGTAAACCAAAAGAAGAACAGGGCCCTTAAAAACACCATTGATTACAGGTCCACGGACAAGTCCAGCTACGATGGTCACAAAATGAAGATCTATATTCATGATGAAGCTGGTAAAATAAAGGTTCCCAACAACATCATAAAGACCTGGGCAGTGGTAGGTCCTGCTATGATGGAGGGTAAGAATATCCTTGGGAAAGCTCTGATTCCATCTACTGTGGGTGAGATGAGTAAGGATGGAGGGGTTCAGTTCCAAAATCTGTACCTGGCCTCAAATATCAAAGATGCAGAGGCTGGCACAAACTGGCGAACAGGATCTCATCTTTACCGTCTATTCTTGCCTGCGGATGAGGGTTACGGTGGATTTATCGGAGAGTACGGAGAATCTATATCTGGTCCACCAACAAAAAGCCAACTTGCCTGGCTGAGGAAAAAGGACCCAAAAGCAGAAGAGGGCATTGGAGCCCGGCAGTATATCCTGAATTCCAGGAAGAACATTACAGAAGATCTGCTGGATGAAAGAATCCGTCAGTTTCCATTAAATGAGGCTGAACTGTTCAGATGGGCTGAGAAAGATTCTCCGTTCAATATCAAGAAGGTGATTGACCAAAAGTCATTCATCCTTGAGAACCCCAAAAAACTCCCGAGCCAAAGGTATCGACTTGAATGGGAAAACGGAGTTAAATTCTCGAAAGTAATTGCCAAGCCTGATTCCAACGGGAGGTACAAGATCCGCTGGATGCCCCCATCAGAATGGTTAAATAAAGTTGATTCAAGAAGGAAACCCCAAAATGCCCACAGGTTTGCAGCGGGGGTTGACCCATTTGGGATCGATGTGGTAAAAGGCAAGGGGTCCAATTGCTCTGTGGAGATTTATATGTATCCAAATGAGGATGTTGATGACTACGCCGCAGGTGATGAGATAGGCTGGGTGAGTGATAATTTTGTAGCCAGCTATACCTACAGGGCCCAAACCACATCCCTTATGAATGAGGATATCCTAAAATTCCTCTGGTTTTTTGGGTGTCCTGCATTGATTGAGCGAAACAAAACGGTTACGATCAACTTCTTTAAGAATGATAGACTTGGTGGATTCTCCCTGGACCGGCCAGAAAATACGAAGTCTGAGTATAACAAGAAGAGGGCTGAAGACAAGGGTATCCACTCAGACAAGAAGGTGATTGAGCAGTACACTGTTACTCTTGCAGAGCATTTTGAGAATAATTGGCGTAGATACTGGGATTATGAGGGATTGGAAGATATGGAAGGATTCGACCCATCAAAAACCACTGATTCTGACCAGACGGTAGCCAAAGGTTTGGCATTATTGGCTGCGAATAGACGCAAGCCCAAGAGGGTCAACCTACCCGGGGATAAAAAACTTAATTTTTTCCGTATCTTTGACAAGAGCGCATGAATGAGCAAAACGGATATCCAAGCGACTTCGTATCAAACGAAGAGAAAGCTACTAAAAAATACGGGCTGGATTACGCCAAGGCCATGTATCAGGAATACCAGATGCATGGTGCCAACTTGTTTTCCAGGGCAAAGCAGAGGTATAAAGAGAACCAAAGGTACAGAATGGGTACTCAGGACAATTCAAAGTACAAGAAACACTTTGAATACCTAAAGTCAGTACTGGGAAACAATAAGACCCTTTTGAACCTTGATTTTGAGATCGTATCCCCTCTACCTCAGATTATTGATGTGATAATTGGCTCCCTTGAGAAAAGGGGCCTGAACGTCACATGCAAGGCCACTGACCCGGAGGCAGACAATGAAAGGATGAAGTACATGGAGGAGACCAGGGCCTTCATGGGCCTGGTAGAAGAGGGGTGGATACAGAGTTTCCGGGAGGCAATCGGGGCCCCGATGCCGGATATATCCAAGTTACCAAAGGATGAGGAGGAATTAGAGGCTAAGATGACCTACGATTTCAAGACTCCTTATGAGATCATGGCAGAAACTGGAATCGACATGGTATTCCAGATGAATGAGTTCATGGAAGAATTCAAGCGTGTAATTGATGATCTGGCCACAACCACACTAGGAGGCACCAGGACATATTTGGACTCAAAAGGGAGGGTGGTCACAAAACGGGTTGACCCCAAACGGGCGATTGTTGATTATACAAATGACAATAAATTCGGGAACATACGCCACTGCGGGGAAATATTGGACATGCAGGCCTCCACTCTCCGGGAACTGGCCGGTCAGGAAATATCCGAGGATGAGCTGAGGCAGGTAATTGAGCAATACGGATCATCCGCAATGAGCCAGTCCAGCCAAGGATTTTCCCAGGGGTCTTTGAATAGCTACTACGAGAACGGAAAGCCATATGATGCATTCACTGTGAAGGTGATGTATTTCTGTTTTAAGCGCAACAACAAGAAAGTTTGGAGAAAAAAGGACACAAAGCTAGGTGGTAAAATGCTCCGTCCCGCAGATTATGGGTACAAACCATCTGGCAAGAACAAGAGGGAAGAGATTGACTACACTGTTTACTACGAAGGATTTTGGATAGTAGGTACTGATCACATATTTAAGTACAAGCTAGGGGAGAACATGGCTACCAAGCCTGGATCTATCTCAGAATGCGTACTTCCGTTCCAGTTCTACGGAATTGGCATGGTAGACGGAGACAGCAAGTCTATTGTCGAACGGGCGAAACCACTGGTAGATGACTACATGATCTACAGGCTCAAGCTGATGGCTGCAGTATTGAAGTCACCTCCTCCTGGATTCGTAGTTTCCCCGGAGGCAATTGCCAATGTAATGAAGGGTGACGGGGAATACTTTGAGCCAATAGAGGTGATTGAGTTGTATATGGGGACAGGTGTGGCACTAGCGGCCAGTCGGAATGATGCAGGTGAATATGTAGGTGACTCATTTAAGGAGCTGAGGGGAGGGCTACCCCCGGAGGTGATGCAGTACACGGAGCTGTTGTCAAACAAAATCCGGGAAATTGAGGGGATATGCGGAACCCAGCAGGTTCAGAGCATTGCCCCGGAAAGGCAGAGCGTTACCGCCACCAAACTGAGTGTGGCTACCAACTCAAATGCCATACAGGCCATTGTTGCTGGATCAGAGTTTCTGGCAAGAAAGACTGGTGAGAGAATATTATCCATTTTACAGTTGATGGTTCAGGATGGAACTATCAGGAAATATGTAAATGGTATCGGCTCCTCTAATGGGAAGATGGCAGAACTAACAGCCGATATACGGATGCATGACTTTGGTATCTTCACTGAGTTTGAGCCGGACGAGAATGAGTGGATGCTATTAGAGCAGGCAATGCTTAAGCAGCTTGAACTCCGGGAGACTGGTGGGAAGCCTGGCCTTGATATGGAGGACTATCTATACATCAAGGGCATCAGGAACGTAAAGAGAGCCGCTATGGAATTCCGCAGGCGGCTGGATGCAAGGAAACGGGAAGCCCAGGAACAGGAACAGAGGATGGAGCAAATGAGATCCCAAACCGGACAGGAGCAAATCCAGGCTGCTGCCCAAGCGGAGATCGAAAAGACAAAGGCCATAAAGGAGATTGAGGAGCAGTATGCTGTGGCTGAATTCGAGAGGAAAAAGGAATTGCTTCAAATGCAGCTAGACCTCGCGGCCCAACAAGCTATACAGGTCCAGAGCCAGAAGTACGAGATGGAGTACATGAGGGATGACATGAAAGAGGGTGAAAAGCGCGAAACTGAACTTGAAAAGATTCGTGCAAAAGGCGAAGATGACAGGAAAACTAAGGAGATGGACAACGAATCCAAAGAAAGAATAGCTGCCAGAAATGCCCAAAAGGCAACTGCAACGAATTATCAATAATTTTTATTATATTTACACAGTATTAATATGAGTGAAAACGAACAAAGTACATGGGAGGACACCATTTTTGGTGACCAGGGGCCAGGAGGTCAAAATCTTGGCGATCTACCACCAGATGATGTTACCCCTCCCCCTGTTGTTGATGCTCCACCAGTAGACAGCACCCCACCGACTGATGCTCCACCCGCTGATGTTCCTGCGGATACGCCAAAAGACACCCCCTTTCTTTCTGGGAAGTTTGAAGGGATTAATTCAGAGGACGACATTGCCAGAATCCTTTCCGAGAGGAACGAATTTGAGCAGAAAGTCCAATCCTACCAGCCCCATAAGTACAATCACCACCTGGCGGAGGCGATTGATAAGTATGTAGAGGCCGGAGGTACGAATATCGAAGGGTTTCTTCAGGCGAGAAGCATAGAGCCTGACAAGTTGAGTGACAGGGAGGCCCTGCTGCAGTGGAAGATCATGGATAAGCCGAACCTTAGCGCAGAGGATCACAAGATTCTCCTTGACCACGACTACCCTGAGCCCCAACCTCTGACTGAAGAGCAGAAAGAGGAGATGACCGATTCGGAAATCAAGCAGTACGAAGATGCTCAAAAGGCCATCAAGGTAAAGCAGGTACTTTTGAAGGACGAAGCGGCCCAGGCCCGAAAAAAGTTGTCCGATTTAAAGACTCAGCTTCAGTCACCTGAGAAGAAGGTTGATCCAGAAGTGGAAAGAAACCGGCAGCGGTACATTGCTGACGCAACTAAGGCAACGTCTGAATTTAAGGGACTTGAGGTCCCGGGAGAGATCCCATTCAATGTAGCCATGAGCGACAGCGAAAAAGCCCAGGTACAAAAGATTGTAGAGGATCCAAACACTCTTTGGAGCTTACCTGCATTCCGAAACCAGGATGGATCGGTTAATTTCAATCACGTTCTTTCTGTAATCCAGTTTGCAAGCAATCCCGCTTTGCTGAAAACAGCAGGCGAAAACTACATGGCGGCGGCAGTGGAGAAGTTGAAAAATGACATCCAGAATAAGTCAACTCCTGGAAAGGGAGCTGACACGCCACCTGCAAACAACATAAATGAACCATGGATGACCTCCGTGGGAATCACCTAATTTACAACATTGTAACCACACGATACACATGGCACAGCCAACAGTAACCCCCATTACTACTTATGACGTAGTAAATACCAACAACCCGGGTCTTCATCGACCCGATGTACTCAAAAAACTTGTCGAGAAGTATCCCGGATCTTACGGGAGAAACATGATGCAGTTTTATGACTCTATGGGATTTTCCATGGAGGCCAACAACGTCACCTTTGAGTGGTGGGAAACAGACTTTATTCAGTCAGAACTTGAAGTAGAGGCAACCGGATACGGTCCTGCTGCTGGTCCTGGACTCGGACTCACAGTAACCCTGGCCGCAGCATCTCACGATGCCTCCGGAACCCGCTCCCCAATGCAGCAGGACGACACCCTGTTGATCAAGTCAGGGGTGGACATCATTCCCGTCAGGATCAGGGCAGTAAACAAGACTGTTAATAATGCCCACACCTTTACTATCTACCCACAGGAAGATGGTGATACTATTCCCGCTATCGCTGGTGGAGACAAACTGTTCCTGGCTTCCCGCCAACGTGCGGAGGGTGTAGGTCAGCCAGAGGGCAAGACCCCTGTTCTCACCAAGTACGATAACGACCTGGAAATCATCGATGCTTCCTACCGGATAACCGGCACCGAGATGAAGGTGAAAATCTGGCCTCAAGTGCAGACCGCTGGTGATGGAGGGATCAAATACCCTTCCGGAGCAAGTGTCCCTGCTGGCGGCAACTACATCTTTGTAAAAGGTGCAGATGAATCCTATTGGAACTATGAGGATGCGAAGGACAATGCGCTTCTCCACCATAAGCGCACTGACAACTTCTTCAACATGGGTGATACCGCCCGATCTACTAACGGATTAATCCCTGAGATTATTGCAGGCGGAAACACATGGTCCTGGTCTCCCGGCAATATT